TGACTGATGGTCTATTTCGAAGGGGGTGATATGGTATGGCCAAGGATGGAACGAACCGAGGTGGGCGTCGGGTGCGTGCAGGTGATAAACCGTTACCGCTTGCTGAAAAGATCGCACATGGTAAACCTGCTCGGGTGCTGGAGCTGCCGGAGTTTCCACCTGAAACGGAACTTGAAATAGATGAGCTAGATGGTGCATCAGACATGTCAGGAGAGGACATACCACCTCCCAGCGATTATCTTAGCTCCTTACAAAAAGACGGTAAACCCCTGGGAGCAGATGAACTATATATTGAAACTTGGCGGTGGCTAAAGGAGCGTGGGTGTGAGAAGTTTGTTAACCCACGCCTTGTCGAAGCCTATGCCCAAGCCTTCACTCGCTATATTCAGTGTGAAGAAGCCATTAGCACTTACGGTTTTTTAGGTAAACACCCCACAACGGGCGGTGCTATTGCCAGTCCATTCGTGGCGATGAGCCAGTCATTTCAAAAGCAAGCTAACCTAGTATGGTATGAGATATTCGATATTGTAAAGCAAAATTGTACCACAGCCTTCGTTGGGAACCCACAAGATGACATTATGGAAGCCCTGTTGTCGGGCAGGAAAGGACGGTGAGCTGAATGAATTCGACTGAACGATTTGAGAAAGTAGATATTGACAAACTGATACCTTATGCAAGAAACGCCCGTACTCACAGCAAAGAACAGATTCTTCAACTGCGAGCATCTCTTAGGGAATTTGGGTTTATAAACCCAGTCATTGTTGATAAGGATTTAAACATAATCGCTGGGCATGGTAGGATTCTAGCAGCTAAGGAAGAAGGGGTTAAGAAAGTCCCGTGTGTATTTGTAGAGCATTTAAGCGAGGCACAAAAAAGAGCCTATATAATTGCGGATAACCGCTTAGCATTAAACGCAGGTTGGGATGCCGAGATGCTTTCTGTGGAGCTTGCTGATCTTCATTGTGAGGACTTTGATATTTCGCTCCTTGGCTTTGACGATGTAGAACTAAATAAATTATTCGGGGATGTTGATAACGTCCAAGATGATGATTTTGATGTGGAAGCTGAGCTTAATAAACCTGCGATCTCTCAACTGGGTGATGTGTGGGAATTAGGACGGCACAGGTTAGTCTGTGGTGATAGTACAAAAGCTGATACTTTTACTCTGCTGATGGATGGGATGCAAGCAAATCTCGTGGTGACCGATCCCCCTTACAATGTAAATTACCAGAGTTCGGCTGGTAAGATCAAAAATGATAATATGGCGAATGAAGCGTTCTATGATTTTTTGCTTGCTGCGTTTAAGAACACCGAGGCGGCGATGTCAAATGACGCTTCTATTTACGTGTTTCATGCGGATACAGAAGGCTTTAATTTTCGCAAAGCTTTCCTTGACGCAGGTTTTTACCTTTCTGGTACTTGTATTTGGAAAAAGCAGTCGCTTGTTCTTGGTCGCTCGCCTTACCAGTGGCAACATGAGCCTATTCTCTTCGGCTGGAAAAAGTCCGGCAAGCACAAATGGTATGCAGATCGTAAGCAGACCACCATTTGGGAATTTGAGAAGCCAAAGAAAAATAGCGATCACCCAACTATGAAGCCTGTGGCACTGGTGGCATACCCGATTCTTAACTCAAGCCTTTCCAATTGTATCGTACTTGACCCATTTGGCGGCAGTGGCTCCACCCTAATTGCTTGTGAACAGACAAATAGAATTTGCTATACAATCGAACTTGATGAAAAGTATTGCGATGTTACCATAAATAGGTATATTGAGCAGGTCGGAAGTGCAGAAGGTGTGTTTCTTATTCGCGGTGGTGAGAAGATAGCATATGCTGAAGTTGAATTACCACAAGCAGATTTACAATGAGTATCGCTTATTTCACCCAATTAATAGCTTGCTATTTTACAGCTTTTGAGTGATATATGTTACTACCAAAAAGAAAGGTAGGTAACAGTTATGGAAATCAGATTCAACGTAGAACGCACAGAAAGGCAAAAGCTGGTGGGGGCGATCAGCGAGCTCATAGATGCTCCGGCCAAATACAAAGGAGCACCAAGCTTTGCTTATGAGGTAGGTGGGTTTGTAGTCAATAAGGAGAGTACCGTCTTCTTTGACCCATCCACAGATCCAGGAATGGTGCAAACCCTCATGACCAGACTTGCCGAGCGAGGGTTTGAAATGGAAAGCTTAGATAGGTTAACCATTGAGGTTCCGCGGGAAGGCTTCACAGAGCAGGCGCTTGAAAACCTCGAGAAGCTAGTAGCCAGCAAAGCAAGCCTAATCAAGAAGGCCATTGGAGCCGACGATCTTTCCATCGAGCAGACTGAAACCACTCTGAAGTTTCCTTGGTTCCCTTTGGCAACAGGCGATGAGGTTGAAGCCTATACTTTGCTAATCCATGGGCTTTGCAAAGTGGCAAAGGAACGCAAGCGCATCAATGCCAAAGAGAAGCCGGTTGAAAACGAGAAGTTTGCATTTCGAGTGTTTCTTATCCAACTGGGCTTTGTGGGTGATGAGTACAAAGCGGCAAGAAAGATCCTTCTCAAAAAACTTACCGGCAATAGCGCATTTAGGTATGGCTCAGCAGCTAAGGCGGAGGTGGAAGGGGATGAATAGATTTCCCTCCAAAGAGACTGTGGAGCAGCTGCGCAAGTGGTATCCACAGGGAACCCGCGTGGAATTGATCATAATGAATGATATGTACTCCAAACTTAAACCCGGTGATAAAGGGACCGTAGATTTTGTCGACGATACAGGCACGATATTTTGCACTTGGGATTCGGGCTCGACCCTGGGAGTGGTGTATGGCGAAGACAAGGTGATAAAGCTGTAAAGTATACTTAATACTTTGCTAGATTGACTTGCTATATGGTTCTTCCTGAGTGATATATGTACATGCTAGAGGGCACACACCAATCACTTTGAAGGAGGAGCAAGCCATATGCTTACCAGAAACTTTGGGATCGAGATTGAGTTTACCGGGATTACAAGGAGCGAAGCGGCGAGGGTTGCAGCAGAATATCTGAACGGAACGGTAACCAGCGCGGGTGACTACTACGACACCAAGAAGGTTATTGCAGCGGATGGTAGGATCTGGAAGTTCATGAGCGACGGAAGCATTTCTTGCCAAAAGAAACAAGGCTGGCGAAAAATAGCGGCCAACCGCGAATACAGCGTGGAACTAGTCAGCCCAATCCTTTCCTACCAGGAGGATATCGAAACCTTGCAGGAACTGGTAAGACAGCTTCGCCACGATGGAGCATTTGCAAACGCCACCTGCGGCATTCATATTCACCTAGACGGAGCCGATCACACGCCGCGAAGCATCAGAAACTTCGTGAACATCATCGCCAGCAAGAACGACCTTTTTTACAAGGCCCTCCAGATTGAAACGCAGCGGATGCGGTACTGCAAGCAAATGGACAGCTTGCTGGTCGAGAAGCTAAATAACACGAAGCCCACCACGATGGAGGGGATTGAGGAAATCTGGTACGACGGTTATAACGAAAGCACCAACCAACACTACCACAGCAGTCGCTACCACTTTTTGAACCTACATAGCTTTTTCACAGGAAACCATACTGTGGAATTGAGGGGCTTCAACAGTGAACTGCACGCTGGTAAGATTCGCGCATACATTGTTCTTGCCCTTGCACTCAACCATCAAGCCTTGACGCAAAGATGCGCCAGCGCGAAAAAACCCCAAACTGAAAACGAGAAATTTGCAATGCGGACTTATCTCAATCGCATCGGCTTCATCGGCGACGAATTTGCAAACTGCCGCAAACACCTAACAGCTTACCTCAATGGCTCTGGAGCCTGGCGGTTTCGGGCGGCCTGAACAGCTGCCCGCTAGAAAGAAGGAGGATGACAGCGATGAACAATAGAAAACTTTATGTTGCATACGGATCGAATCTAAACTTGCCCCAGATGGCGAACAGGTGCCCCACAGCGAGGGTTATGGGGACGAGTGCGATGAATGATTGGCGATTGCTTTTCAGGGGAACACACGAGGGCGCTGTGGCGACTGTGGAGCCTTTCGAGGGCGGTAGTGTTCCCGTGTTGGTCTGGGAGATAGGTCAGGAAGATGAAGCTGAACTTGACTTTTACGAGGGTTTTCCATTCTTATACCGTAAGGAAACCGTTAAGGTGAAGCTGGATGGAAAGAGTGTTGAGGCGATGATCTACATTATGAACGAAGGCAGACCGCTGGGGCAGCCAAGTTGCTACTACTACTCAACCATTATGGATGGTTACAAGACCGCGGGCTTTGATGTTGATATCTTGCGCCAGGCTACTTTCGATTCCGTGGAAGCGGGTGAAACCAACCATGAATGAAAAGATTAAGGAGCAGATACTCGCCATCAGAAACAGCGGCGTTACAAATATGTTTGATGTGGCTCGTGTTCATTATGAAGCTCATGTTCGTGGCTTCCATGAACTGGTTCTTTACCTGGAAAGCAATAAAGCTGAATATAGTCGTTTAATATTAACGGTCGAAACATCCCTGTAAAGTATACTTGAATACTTCACAGAAATAGCTTGCTATTTTCCTCGTTTTGAGTGATATATGTACATGCCGGAGGGCACACAACACTTTGAAGGGGGAAATTAAAATGTTAAAAGCAAAGGATTTGCAAAACTCAGTTTGGGCCGACAACACAGGAGACTTTATGGAGGTAAGCAAAATTAAAGGTGGCTGGATAGCGTATGCAAACCAGTTTTCATTGGAGGCAAAAACGGCAAAGGAACTTCAAACAAAGATTAAAGAAGCGGGTTTCACACACTTAGGATGGGATTAAAACTAAAGCATAGATTTTTGAAGAGGCAAGGAGCAAAAAAGAAGGCTTTCAGACGAGAGCCTTTTTTTATGTCCATTTTCGGGAAAGGAGGGCTTTATCCTGCGAAAACTCAAGAACTATAAACCTACGGCATTTAAAACTGAGACCAGTATTTACGATAAGGATGCCGCAGATTATGCAGTTGCGTTCATCGAAGCCCTCTCCCATACTAAAGGCTCATGGGCTGGGAAGCCTTTTGAACTAATTGACTGGCAAGAGCAGATTGTACGCGATCTTTTTGGCATCCTCAAACCGAACGGTTACCGTCAATTCAATACAGCCTATGTGGAAATTCCGAAGAAAATGGGAAAATCAGAGCTTGCAGCCGCTGTTGCCTTGCTTCTCACCTGCGCCGATGGTGAGGAACGTGCTGAGGTTTATGGTTGCGCAGCGGATCGGCAGCAAGCCTCTATTGTCTTTGAAGTAGCGGCAGATATGGTAAGGATGTGCCCTGCACTAAATAAAAGGGTGAAACTTTTAAGATCTACAAAGCGCCTGATCTATCTGCCAACCAATAGCTTCTACCAGGTGCTTTCAGCGGAAGCCTACACGAAGCACGGCTTCAATACCCATGGCGTGGTGTTTGACGAGCTGCACACACAGCCCAATAGAAAGCTCTACGATGTTATGACCAAAGGTTCCGGGGATGCCAGGACTCAACCTTTGTTTTTTCTCATCACCACAGCGGGTACAGACACAGAAAGTATCTGCTATGAGGTGCATCAGAAAGCAGAGGATATCTTGGAGGGTAGGAAGTCTGATCCCACGTTTTACCCTGTGATTTATGGAGCGAAAGAAGAGGATGATTGGACTGATCCGAAAGTATGGAAAAAGGCAAATCCCAGTCTGGGTATTACGGTCAATATTTCTAAAGTGAAAGCTGCTTGCGAAAG